CCTGATGTACAGCGTGTATTGAGGGAATACATCCGTAATGTAAAAGACCCTGACCAAATAAACCACATGTTTGCTTGGTCTGATAAAACCCTGGGACAGAAGATCGGCACTATTGATGATGCTGTATTTGAACTGTTTACCAATTCAATTCTGTCTGGCCCTATTACGCATGAAGTTAACATGATAAGTAATACTGGCATGGTATTGCATAGGCCGACTGAAAAGTTCTTACAAGGCCTCAGTGCTGCAAGTAGGTTGCAGTTCTATCAGGCACAACGCAACTTCGGTGAGACTGCTGCATTACTACATGGTTTGCTGGAAGGTGTGGTGGATGGTACCAGACTGTTGTTCAGACAGACTGACTGGGAAGGTCTCAAGGTACCAGAAGAAATGCTACAGATGCATGAGATCAGCAAAATGAAGCTTAGTCCCAAAATAACATCTGAGCATTTAGGTTTGGCTGGTAGAGCCGGTGCCGCAGCTGACTACATTGGCAAGTTCGTAAGGCTGCCTGGCTCTGCACTGGTATCCGAGGATAAGGGGTTCAAGTTAATAAATTATCGTATGTCAGCTCGTCAACGTGCTTACACCAAGGCTGCTCAGGCTGCCGGCGACAACCCTAAGAAGTTTGACCAACTGTACCAAGTACTGGTTAACAATCCGACTGAGGATATTATTGCTACATCTATTGACGATGCTGCATATTATACCTTTACTAATGAGCTTGGTAAATTCGGCAAGAAAGTGGCCAGTGTGGTACATACGCCTGGACTACGCTATTTGATCCCTTTCTTCGTAACACCAACTAACATCATAAAAGCCGGTACTCGGCATTCGGTTCTTGGTAATCTATTTAAGGATGCACCAAACCTGCTGCATAACAACGCTAAGGGTGATGTTGCCAGAGCTAAGTTCGCTCTTGGCACATTGATTCCAGCAGCGCTGTTGACGTACCTAGATGATGACGTTATTACTGGCCATATAGATAAATCCACACCTACCGGTCAGTATGAGGACACTATTCATCCTGAATACAGTATCAAGATCGGTGATAAATACTGGGAGTACGGTAGGATTGAGACACTTCGCACTGTGTTGGGTATGGCTATAAACTATAAGAAAGCTATACTCAACATGAAAATCACTGACCCTGAAACTAATTTACCAACTGACAAGGTTAATGAACTAACTGCAGCGTTTGTTGCACCGTTTATTAACACTATTGGTGATACATATATGTTGCAAGCATTGGGTGGTATGATGGATATGCTTACAAGCTTGCAGTCTGGCAATGCTGATTATGTAGCAGAAAGAGCAAAAAGACTAGCTGCGTCTATGACAGTACCTGCATTTGTACGTCAAGTAAATTCGGCGTATATTGATAACCACTTCCGTGCAGCTGAAGGCTATATTGAGAATGTGATGAAAGGCGTACCAGGTCTGTCTAGTACACTGCCTGCCCGTAAAACTATTTGGGGTAAGGACAAGCTTACGTTCGATAACATTGATATACTTAATTTGTCACCTATCCGTACACGTAGTTATACCGCTGATAAATATGACGAAGAGTTATTGAGACTAAAAGTTAAAATTCCAGGTGAGCCGAAGACTATGACAGTTAACGGCATAGAACTAGAGCTTACGCCTAAACAGCGTTCTGACTTCAGTGTATTCAGAGCTAAGATGCCTGGCGCAGATATAACACTCAAGACTGTGATTAAGAATACTATGAAGAATCCTAGTTTCAAAAAGCTAACAGACGTGCAAAAGAAAGAGCATCTTGAGGCCGTATTCAATATGGCTACAGACAACACCAAGCAGTACTTATTCGGCACTGATGAGGAACTGCAACAGCAGTACAAGGACAAGGTGAAAGCCTTGAAAGCAGTAAACAACTACATGGGTATGAACCAATGACAGTAGAAAATGTACCAGCAGAAATAACTTACGCCTATACAGCACCTAATCAGTTTTATGACTACCCATTTAGGGTGTTTACAGAAGATGAGGTAAAGGCGTCATTGCTAATGCCGAATGGTAGTGAAACCTTTTTGGTACCTGGTACGGATTACACTGTACTGTTTATCGACTCGAAGATAGTAGTTGGTAAAGTACTGGATGATTACACTGATGTTACGTTACGTATATTCAGGCAAATCGAACCGACACAAGAAACTGTATATGTAAACAACAGTCCGCTTGATGTCAAGATAATAGAGAGTGACTTCGATAAAGTTATCATGCTTATACAAGAGCTTGAAACATCTATCAGCAATTTGAAACTTAGCCCTGCATTCAAAGGTGACTTTATTGGCGGTGACTTCTATTCGCGCGGTGATATAGTTAAATACAATGGTAATTATTATTCAAAACTTGTTGACGGCGTGGCAGCAGATCCCTTTGACCCTAATGAGTGGGCATTGTACTTAGATGTTGTCGGTGTGGCCGATAAAGTTATACAACAAATAGGTTTTAATGATAGACCTAGTAAATGGGATATGGCGCAATCTGCCAAGACAGTAACTCTTGATACAGCGACCATGCAGTTACATTTAACATTTGACCCGGCATTCACTGTAGGCTCTGTTGGCAGTATGTTCCCAAGGCCTGTACTTGTGTGGTTTAAGATGCCAGATGACTTCCCGCCATCTACGCGTGATATGGACATCGCACCTAGGGTCACCGTAGACGGTTCTTCGCCTATACAGTTGATAGACCGGGATGGCCCTATTCAATATGGCAAATTACAAATCAATAAAGTATATACAGTAATGCTGTACTCACTTGGTGGTGTTGATGTTGCTTATGTACCTAATACTGATATATTTACTGGCAAAGCTGTTGTTAGTAATACTGACCCGAATAACTTAACACTTCGCTGTTACCCTGAGCTGCCTAATCTTTCTTATACTACTGGTACTAAACTAACGTTCAAGGCTGTTCAGGTGAACACAGGGCCAATGTCTGTAGTAGTGCATGGGCTAACTTATCCACTACGTGACGTTAATGGTGATGATATTGTTGCCGGAGCTATTCAAGCCGGGCAGTTGATTACTATAGTTTGTTTTCCCAGTGAGTGTAGATTGACGCATCCTGTTGATCAGTACTATCTACCTAAGCCTAATCACTTGGATCAACCCAATGTGGTCACCGGTGTAACTGGCGCACCGAATACCAAGATAGTGTCTATGGCTAATGAGTATACCTCATGGTTTGATGGCATGGAATTTGTATTTACACCTAATAATGCTAATGCCGGGCCTGTTACTATAGCTTTGGATTGGCCAGTTGTCGGTGCCGGTTCACTACCCTCTATACCGCTTGAGACGTGGAATGGCCCGCTTACTGCTGGTGATATAACCCCCAGTAGACCGGTAGCGGTACGTATATTTAACAACAAAGCGTACTACACTAATCCACCCATCAAGGTGTCAGATAATGGGTTTATGACTGGTGATGCTGTATGGGACGTAGGGAATAATCGTTATAACGTCGCCACCGGCAACGGGCTGACCGACGCCAACGTGGCGGTCAACCAGCATTTCCGCATCATCCCCGACGCGGATAATCCCAGCGGAGGAACATCCGTCAAAATCGACGGAATGACGCCGCGGACAATCAAATACCAGTACAAATCGAGTAAATACGATTTGCTGGCGGGCGAGGTGGCGCAGAATGCTGAGTTACTGATTCGATGGGACGGAACGGATTTTGTGGCTGTTGGGGGGCTGGCAGTACCAGATATTGTCGAGACAGCCAACGGCCCAACAAGCGGGTATGTCAGCACACCCGTCGGTGTTTCGTTCGATGCGCCGTTGGCGTCGATCTCTGGGTCCGGGCAGCTCGCAACATTGGCGAGCAATGTATTGACGATCCAGCAACCTGGATTGTACGAGCAAAGAGGGCGCGGCGGGTTCAATTACGCCGGAGCGGCAATCAATTTTTCAGGTGACACCGCAAATTCCGATGCATCCACAACGGGGTATCAGGAGCATACGATGACTCGTGTACAACGTATGGAGTCCGGAGACACTGTGTCACTCAAATTCTATTTGTACAACGGTGCGAGCTACTATTCGAATTATTCCGAGTTGGGCGTGAGATTTTTGGGGAGATTATGATGAAATCGTTAAATTGTAACCAACTATCAGTAAGCTATAATTAGTTAGTGACACAGGGGTACTAGAGAGGTTGTAATGACACTGCCTACTACATTTATAACTGCATTTAATCTTACGATGAAGTGGGAAGGCAGTACCTATGTTAGCAGTGAGTATGATCGTGGTGGTCAAACAAAATATGGCATCAGCCAGAGAGCATTCCCCGACATCAACATTAGGGAACTCACAAAGTACAGAGCTATGCTTATTTATTTTGCACATTATTGGTCTAAAGGGCGTTGTGATAAACTGCCCAAGTGTATTGCAATAGCGCACTTTGATGCGTGCGTTAATGTAGGCGTAAAACGTGCTGCTGTACTTTTGCAGAAAGCATTGGGTGTTACTGCCGATGGTATTATCGGACCGAAAACCACAGCAGCAGCAGCTGAGGCGAAGGGCTGTGATATTTTAACGAATCTAGGTGCCATGAGAGTAATGCATTACGTCAACCTAGTCATAAGGCACCCGAAACAAATGTTATTCATGTATGGGTGGGTTAGGCGTACTTTTGATGTTACATTAACTGCTAGGAGTTATGATGAATAAAGAGCAGAACATTGAAAATAAATCCAGCTATCTACTGCAATGTGGGTGGCGAACAATTGGTGACGACCAGTGGCTTCCGCCTGGTGTGCCAAATAATATGCAGCCTGTTAGCACTAAAGGCGCATGTGAAATTCAACTTTATGCAGAGGAGTTAAAAGATGACAATCGCAGAAAGACTTGACGGTTACAAAACCAAGATACTCGGTTACCTTCCGTTCGTAGTAGCGCTACTTGGGCTATTCGGTATTGATGTGGACCCACAAGACATCGCTAATCTGATCGACCAGTTCAGCGGATGGATCGTGGCTGGTGCTGCATTGTATGGCGCGGCTATTCACTGGGCCAGGAACCAGGCTGATAAATGACTACACTGCCGCTGTGCTTCGGCATGGTGGCGTTTACTAGGTAAACTATTATGAATGATTTACTCGACTTACCTGAACAACCACCACAGCAACCTGACGGTAATGACGTTAACGTACCAAATGCTTCTGACTTTGATTTATCAGACTTAAATGATACACAAGTTGAAATTCACATACCTGACTTGCCGAATCTAGGCTGGTTGAAAGCGCTTAACGTATCGCCAGCTGTGTATGTAGCTATTGTAGCTCTTGTAGTTGGTTACACTATATACAAGAAAAAGAAACATGGGCGCATAAGTATTCCGAGTATCCCTCATTTTGGTGGTAATAAGTACGCACCAAAGGGCGTATTACGACCGGATTGGACTGCACAGACTGACGTACACAAGCTGTCATGGGGTAATACGCTTGATAACGGTATTGCAGCAGTCTGCCCAAAGACTGGTGATCTTTACATCGCCGGCGGTGACGGTACCGCCCCCGATGGACAGTACCACGAAACTGCTGTTATACGCTGTAAACGTGGCAACAGTCCAGTTGACCCTGGCAATTATGATACTTTCTGGACTGGTGGAGGCAAGTGTTACGGGCTTACCGTATTAGATAACGGCGATGTTATAGCTATTATTACAGATAAAGGCAGTATGTGGGACGGTGCTGAGAACTGGCGTTTCCGCAACCTTACTACAGGTGCCAAGTCTGATATTATAGATGACTGGTTTGGCGTTGAGAGAGCTGGCCAATTCGCATTCTTGAATGGCAAGCAAGATAGTAAAGCTCACATCTACTTCTTGTCCGCCTACAGGGAAGAGTTTAAAGAGTTCGGCGGCGTTGCCAATTATGTCACTGTTTCAAGGTCGAAACTCGAACATCCAGACAGACTAGATAAGCATGATTTCTCCAGAGTATCCAAGGTGGATGGTTTTGTTAGTCCGCGCAAGGGCTCTACCACAGGTTGGCCGTATGCAGTGCAGATCGACGTATATCGTGACGGTAAAGGTAATATCTTGGGTGCGCAAGGTGACTACGTAGTGGCACGTGTATACAGATACAAAGCTGATAAGCCTAAAGGCCCGTTCGAGCGTGTGGCCGGTCATGCAGGCTTTGGCATACCGCGCCACAGGTACAGCATCGGCAGGGAAAATTACACAGCTGGTGTATTTACACAATCACTGTTTTATTTTGATGATGGCCATGGTCCGCAGTACTGGGTCAGTATGTCTGGCTCCAATACCTCTGATGGCATTTACATAGCTAGGGTACACTGATGCACATATCACGATACTTATACGCTAATATCATGTCGGTGGTAATCATAGTATGGCTACTATATCTGACATATTTTATAACAATAGGTGATAGATTTACCTATGATGACGGTGTGCTACTTTACGATATAATAACGGAATCTATAACGGCCGATGATGTACTTGACGGACCTGTAACACAATTTCGTAGCCATGTGTATACGGATATGCTAATGAGAGAAAGCCCAACAGATACCGAAAAGCTAGAGCAGAGCATTATCAAAAGACTACTGAAGCTTGAGATAGATAAACACACACGCGAGGAACTACAAGGTTTACTTAATGAATAACTTACCACATGCTTGTATTGAATTTTTATACGCTCTAGCTGGTGGTATAGTGTATGGTTTACGTATGGGCACTGTGACTGTGTGGATGCGTATATCTGGTATGATTAGTGGTACATTGATAGGGACCTTTATAGGTCCAGGCATTGCCATACATTACGAAATAACCGATCCGTCTATAGCTGCAGCCATTATAACTAGTACGGGCATATTCGGCGCAACTATAGTCGAATCTGTACTCTTTATCATACGTGATAAAGATGTGTGGAAAAAACTGATTAAACGATAATTTTAACTGGTTTATCAGTCCACCATAGTGTGCTTAATGATATACCGTGCATCTGCCAGGTTCTCAGCATAGTGAACCAGTCAGGATGTGGGTAGTTGAGTTTATACGACATGTCATCTACCTTAACTGTAAATGTTTTTACTGGCGTATGCTCAGGCGTAAATTTTTTGTAGTCTGTGTCAGTAGTGACAATCACCAATTTAGGCCACTGTATTGAACTATCGAACCCGTAACTGTAGCAGTTGTTTGGCTTGATGCGCCCGGTTGAAACAATGTCCGCTATCTCGTGCGGATCTGCTGCATAGTAATAAGCTCTCATGTATCATACTCCTTATGTATGCGTTTGAATACAGGCAAGAATAAGCTATAGTGGTCAGCATTCTTTGCCTTAACTAAGTCGTTGTACTCGATGTCGATTAACTTACCGATGTATTCATCAGGGTTTAGCTCTCGGTCATGGTCTGATAAGCCTGTACCCACGTTTACTGTCACCAGCTTGTTATCTTCAAAACCTTCGCATACCAATGAACCTATCATGCCGTCATACTTGCCGTTGCCTTCTATGACGTCAATGCATTCTACTATGCAATGATTAACAGCTTTCATCTTTATCAGTTTAGCTGTACGTTTCCATTCATATACGTCCTTTTTGTACCGCAATATCAGGCCCTCATAGCCTTGCTCGCGTACATGGTCAAAGACATCAGTTATATCTTTGTGAGTTTTCATCTTACCTTGTTGCACTACCCTGATATGTTCAGGTTTAATTTCACACGCATGCATAAGTTTCTTTAACCGTTTCTTGTATGGTGTCTCACACTTACGTTTGAACCATTCGCCCAAAGATAGCATATCGAACACGTTAAACACAGCGTCCGGTATGTCAGTATCAGTGCCTAACAGGCAACGATTGACAGCTCCAGTAATACTGGTTCTGCCTTCCTGCTTGCCTGTGCTGAACGTGAGCTCACCGTCATAGACACCATTCTTAAAGAACATCAATTCACTCTCGATGGTCTCCAGATGAAGCCTCTTACCTGATCTGGTGAATAGCCTGACGCCATGCTTGTCAACCTCAGCTATCAGTCTAACGCCATCGAACTTTATAGACGCCAATACTGGTAACCTTACCTCTTCGGTTGGTACATTCTTGGCTAACATCACCTTGAATTCAGGTATCAGTCCTGGATACACCTTATTGATGGTGGTGGCCGTGACTCCTGCTTTCAGTGATCTGGCCAGAGCCAGACGGAACAGTTCACCATGTTGTCTGGACATACGCAATGCTACAGATTTCTTTTTGTCAGCCGACACGAACGGCAGTGCTTGCAGATCTACAAGCAGGTCATCAACAAAGCACTCCTCACGGAACGTATTGTCTGGCACACTACGCACACCATAGTTAATTGACTGGTCATACACAGCACGTAGGTAGTTCTTCCACCCGGGTGTGTCTGCGTACTTTCGCAGTATGTCCTCTTTCTTGTTACGACCTCTAGCCAGCCGCAATTCATGCACAATGTCAATCATAATTCACCTCTCAGTATGCCATTAAACACACGTTCAAATTCCTCATTGCCGAGGTATTTATCACGTGGTTTGTCGTTATCGAATTTAGCATCTCGCCAATCAATGCCATGCTTATCCATATACTCTCTATGGTTAGCATCAGGCGGATAAGTATTGACATTAAACTTCTCATTGATAGCGTGTACATAGATACCGAGAATAGGCTCAACAGGCATCTTGCTCTCCAGCTGTGGGTAAGCGCTCAATATCACCTGCCTGCAACGTAAGGCCAGGATATTATCTGATGTGGGCTGATTGGTTCTATCTAGTCTCTGGTTAATAAAACCAATCCATGCTTTCAGATCACCTGTCATGGCATACTTCTGTTCCATATTATGCACCAGGTAATGTCTGGCATCATAGAAGTTCATGCCCGCATCAAGTGCATCTTTGTATAGCTGCATGCTATCATTGCACAGTTTAACAGCTCGTCCAAACATATCAGGCCTTGCCTCCCATGCAGGGTTATGCAGCCAGTCATGGCCTTCCATACTACCCCACCCGGATGATTGCGCCGAGAAGCCGAACAATCTATGTCGTAGGATGTGGGTAACATTGGTCATATCCAGACCTTCCAGGATCATGGTGATACGTACCGTCTCCAGCGCTGTAGGCAACGTTCTGAAATTAAGCATCTCATTAACTATGTCCTCACGAGTAAGCTCACGTACTGCCATAAGCTTTTTCAGGTCATCCATCTCTGTCAGCCAGGTCATTGATACAAACTCTGGTATGTACTTCGCCAGATCCTCAATGCTAGGCAGCTGCAGCGGTGTAGCCTTGATGTTCTCAAGGTGGGATTTGTGAATACTCTCACCGGTCAAGTAAGTTGCTTTACTGCTTTTCATACTCAATGTCCTCCATATCTTGTTCTTCCAACGCTTCAAGTATCCTGGTACTGTAGCCAATTATATCCACCCAGTTATCTTTGTAGGTAGGATTGACAGCTGCACGTACCAGTTTGTTAACCACATCAAGAATCATTTGTTCATGTTCAGCGTCAATGTCTCTACCATGAATCCGTTTGTGGTAGCCACACAACGTACTCATTATCCTAGCCCGTGTAACTATACCTTCACGGTAATCACCATATAGGTTATGCCGGCTCTTCAACATGTCATCTAAGTCTATCATCTTAAGTATCCTTGTATTTTACGTTCAATGTCATTGATAGTGGCATCAGCGCCAGCTATCACCTCTTTCATGTACTCGTTACCCGATATCTTCACCTCCTGTTGTGCCTTCTGCTTGCATTGCATAGCATCGGCTAGTTTAACAATCATAGCTTCGATTGAATCCCTTTTCTCATATACCTTAACCGCTGTCTGTACAGCTACCGGTAATGTGGCTAGAGCTTCAGCTGCCACGGACTTAAACGCCTGCGCCACTGCAGGGTACTTTTCTGCCACACCTCGTGGTAGGTCATTGAGCTCTATCTCCGGCATGTCATGACAGATAGCCATAAACACAGCTTCATACAAGTTAAAACTATAACGTTCGTGCAGGTGGATAACGATGGCAGCTACAAAGAAACTATGAGCAGCTACTGTTTCATCATGCACACATGGCACTGTGCTGTACCGCTTAATGTTATTCAGTATATAGATGTCATCTATAAAACTCATAACATGCCTCCGGTATAATTATTAACTGTTATAGTTCTTGTAGTATGAAAATCATGTATGGTGGTAAGGAGCTCCTCCGCTGTTTTTACCACTTTACCTGTAGTTGCAAGCATGATGTTGAAGTCGCCACAATGTGGGTAGTAATAAATCACCGGTACGTCTATGGCTACAGCGTAACCACACTCAAATAATGTGCCCATATCCTTACCCTCTGTTGACGCCACTACAATGTCTACATTGTGTAGGGCCCTTAAGTTCTCCTTAACAATATCAGTGTGATTCCCTTCACTCGGTTTGTATACTGATTCCTTACGTGGTGAGTACACATCAACGAAATCTAGCAATGCCAATACATTCTCCATCTGTTTTAACACCTTAACCTGGTCCTTATTGAACCACCCTGACGCTAAGTACGCTCTTAATTTAATCATCTTACTATTTCTCCTGTTGAATGTCAATATCTGTCAAGATTATATCTATAGAATCTCACCAGGGCTCCCTGCTTCACGCTGGTTGAACATAAATTTTCTATCAATATGATCTATCATCTTTCTGAAAACTCTCCTCAGAGGAGCACTGGTGGAATATAAGAATATCATTATATTCAAATATGAATCTCAGGTAATGGGTACTTATTTTCTGTATCCCAGCTGGTAGCTATCTTAGCCTCAGCTGGCATTACCAGATCGGGTAATGCTGAATGCGCTATGACGTCGTACCATGCATCTATCATACACTCATTTAATCGTTCCACCCAGATGTCGGCCTCATTCTCTGGTTTCTGTAAGCATATAGAGTCATGTACTACGTTCACTATATCCGGTGTCTTATATCTGTCGTACAGGTATTTGATGGCTGTCTTTGTTACATCAGCTGCTGAACCCTGTATGGCAAAATTAAGTGCGTCAGTATATCTATACGCCCTAGCCCGCCTACCAAGCAGTGTAACGGTATCAAGGTAGCCGTATACATTGAGTGACCGTTTTACCATATTGTGCCAGTCTCTAAATGATGTGTACATGTCTAACCACTTCAGACGTAATTCGTCCACTCTATCATAAGACATTAGCAGCCTACCTTGTGACTGCAACAGTGATCTTAGTGTGGTTGTATGGGCACCGTAGATTGTGCCGAAATTATAAAATTTGGTAACTATCCTATCATGTACGTTTAATGTCTCTGGTGTGTCATCAAATAACACACAGCCAGTCTCGGTGTGGATGTCTTTACCTGCTTGCATGATGTCATACATAACACGCTCGCCTACCATAGCTACCGCCATACGCAGTTCCAGACCAGAGTAGTCTTTATAGACAAACACCTTACCTTCTGCTGGTACAATACAAGGGAATAATACCTTAGGTGGGTTTTGATTATTCTCATAAAAGTATCTATCGCCGCCAGTACATGTCATCCTGCCGGTCCTGGCGCCACATGCATTATGGAACGCCCTTATAACTGGAGCATCATACTTATCTATAAACATAAGTAATTTAGACGCCTTACGAGCCTGGATTAAGTTCTCTGCACGTTCATCGCCCTTCAAGGCCATAGTACCTAATGTGTCTACACTGGTGGATTGTACGCCTAGCCACTCTTTACATTGTTTCGGCGAGTTGATATTGACAGGGCACAAGGCAGAGTAGTAGTCAAGCTTGAGTACGGTTGCTGCCCGTAATATGGCGATGTTGTCTTGGTTGATAGATAGGCCAACACGATCATATTGTATAGCGTAACGCAGATTAGCTATATCTAGTCTGTAAATGCTGTCATTTGTGTGTCGTTCAACTGCCTCATATAGCAATGATAAGTATAATACATCGTATGCTGCATATTTCAAATTAGTCTTAGTAAGTGCCTTACCCCAGTCAGCCTTCTGGTTAGCTGACTTGTCCATTGCTGCTATGTTCTCGTCAGATACTCCAGCATAATCCAGACACTCATAGAAGCCAAATCTTTCGCCTTCTGGATAGGCTATCTTACTAAGATAAAACGTATCATCCACCCTGCGTGGTAACCATAGTTCAGGCGTATGGCAGTTGATAGTGTGTAGATCATAGCTAGCGTTATGGAATACTAGCCATAGTGATTTCATGGCATCCAATATAACTTGCAAGTTCATGAACATAATGTCCAGCAGATAACAATTCTTGTCACCAGGTAAATACACCTGAATAAGCCGTACCTTACCATACAGCCCACCTTTGGTCTTACCATAATCGGTGTACGTTTCTGTATCACACATGATTGGCTTATACGTCGGATAAGACTTGAGTATCTTTAACGCTTTCTTTTGTTTACGTATTAACTTATACATTTACTTATCCTTTAATATCGCTGATTTTATTTCGGGGTATCTACCTGATTCATCAACTAGAATATGCGTAGGCGTGGTTATAGTATGCTTGTTTCTAAATACCTCATCGGCCGTATACTTACCGATATAGCCTCTGCTCTTCAATATGTGTTTAGCCTTATACCCTGGGTAGCCTGGGTGCTCAACACACAGGTACTGGCGTATAATCTTTACACCTTTATTACAGGCATAATTGATAATAACAACTGGTGGCTTGGTTCCTGTACGACGTACCATATAAGTAACGCCATCTACCTTATACCACTTAGGTGCTTTAGTGACATCACCTCTCTGTACTGCCAGACCACCGGTAGCCTTAGTCTTGAGCTTAACCTTGAACACAAACTTGTGGTCACATGACGGGCATATACGTACTGACGGATAGCACAATGTTCTGCACTTGGGGCAGACCTTCATAGGTGGCTCACCACCCGCACCTTTACCTTTCTTTTTAGGTATTATTACATTATTGATTGGTCCCAGTTCTAGCAGATTACCTGCATAATCAAGTACCAAACAAAACTCTTTATTCGGTGCTGGTCTAGCGCCACGACCCAGCATCTGTACATGTAACACAGACGATAAGGTAGGTCGCATCAATACAATCAGATCAATGTCTTTAACATCAAAGCCTGTAGTTATTTTACCAACAGACACTAACGCAGCGAACTCACCACGCTTAAATGCAGCTATCACCTTATCGTCATCGTCTGTCATCTTGGAATGTAATACTTTGGCAGATACTCCAACCCGATTAAGCTCTTTCGTTATGTGCTCTGCATGTTCTATGTCTATCGCGAACACCAACCACTTCTTACATTTGGCTGAGTAGTTTAGTGTGTCTTTTACTATAGCTTTGGTTATGGCTGGCCTGTCGTGTGCCTTGGCCAAAGCCTTGATATTATAGTCATCTGCAGTCTTGGCCACCTTCGAGCTATCCAGCAGTATCTTAGGACTGACAGATATTAGTTCACACAGATAGCCGTCCTTAACTAACTGGTAGAAGTTGTTTCCAGTGGTAAGGTCAATAGTTAACTTATTGAATAAGGCACCTTT